ACGTCTTGAGCCAATTCAGGTGACCATTGTGCTCTTAACTTTCTTTCTGTAACAGAAACTGTTACTGCTTGAAGGTCAAAAGAAACCTCACCTAATCTATCTTCGAATTCCATTTCTTTGTAAACTCTGTACTTACATTTGAACGCTTGGTTGTAAGCCGTAGCCTCAGTTGTAGTGTAACCAGAATAACCATCTAAAGAATTTGCTCCAACTTCACAAGGAACTTGAAGATCAGCTTCTAAGTAGATAACTCCGTTAGCATCACAAACGTTATTGTAAGAACCACCATTTCCTGTTGAAGGGAATGTAGTTGTTGATTGACCACCGTATTGAACGATACCTTTACCATAAACCTGAGTTACAACTCTGAATAATACAGGTGAAGAAACACCTGAGAATCCATTACCTGTATTAGGGTTAGTGATTTTTAACACTTGTAATGAAGCTAAGAAAGCTTCTGTATCTTGTTCGTTACCATCTGGTCCGATTAATTGACCTTGACCTGCTGATTGGAAACCAGATAAAGCCATGATAACTTTTCTGTAAGTACCTGCACCATATCCTGATTGGATTAATGCGTTACCTGCTGAATCCCAAACTTGAGTTGAAGCTGTGAAAGTCTGTGCAGAGAAAGTACCTTTAGAGTAATCGAAAAGACCTGGAGGATCCAAATCTGGTTCGTTACCTTCGTAGAAAAGGTCATATAAATCTTTATCGTTTTGGTTATATCCAGCTTGTTGAGATGCAGGACCGTTTGGTGAACCAAAAGGTGCGTAGTGATCTCCACCATCTTGAGGTAATAACTCGTTAGGTGATTGATATCTTTGGATATGAGGTACAAAGTAGAATAATTTACCGATTGGTAAGTTCATTGCTTGTACTGATACGATATCGTTAGCTAATAATTTAGAGAAAACTCTTCTAACGATTGGGAAAACTACAGTTTCGAAAGAACCTGATGAGTCTGTTGTTGCAGCCTCATTGATCAAATATGATGCTTGGTTCTCAAATAACTGAGCTACGTTTTCCTTTTGGTGACCTTTAAGACCTTCTAAAAAGCCTAATTTGTCCCATTTGTTGATTGTGTCTTCTTTGATAACTTTAAGGTGCTTAAGACCGATGTTACCAACAAGACCTGATTCTAATAATGCTCCCATTTTAGTATGTTTTGTTTTTTTTTATTTTTATTTATCCTATTTTACTCATAAGATCCTTAATTCTTAAGAATTGAGGTGCCTCATAAGTTTTATTCTCCATTAGAGTAGCTGATGATCCTGTAGTAACTACTTTGTCAATCTTACCAACAGATTCGTTGATAGATTTAGTTGGTGTCTCATGACCTAACTCATCTTTTAGAGTTTTGTATAGATTTTTTGATTCTTTTAAACTTTCAACTCCGTCGAATCTTCTTAAGATATTAATCTTTTCTTTCTTAGTTGTTGAATGTTCTGTAAATAATCTTGTAGCGTATGCCAAGTTCGAATTGAAGATTGCAACTTCATTAAGTTTAGATCTAAAAATGTTAAGTGCTTTTCTGTACTCTTCATTCTTCTCTCTTAATTGTTTTACTTCTTCTTCAACAGATTCTGTATGAACACCACCTTTACCATAAACATAGTTTCTGTTATTAGTGATACCCTTTCTTAAACCTCTTGATCCGTCTTTAGAGCCGAAACCATATGTACGTGCAGCTTCTTTAGTTTCTTCCTTTTCGAATTTAGCGTCATCTCTACGTGACTTTGTAGAATCAAGTTTCTTAGAAGCAATTTTACCATGCTTCATAGATAACTTCTCATCTTCTTTGTCCTTGTATCCTTGACCTTCTTTAGTTTCCACTTTTTTAGCTTTACCTTCCATGTTTTCACCTTTTTTGTATTCAAACTTAGGTTTACCCATACCAACGCCTTTTGTTCCTTGCTTCATTTTCTTTGGTGATTTATATTCTGTTTCACCGTCATATTTGAAGTCAGGCTTTCCCATGCCAATACCCTTAGGTTTCATTGCCATTTTAGCCTCTTTTACTCCGACTTTTTTATGGTCGTAAGATTCTTCCATTTCATCTTCCTCATACATTTCTGATTCCATCTCAATGTCTAATTCAGGATCCATAGATTGCTCGCTCATTTCTGAGTCAACGTCGATTGACATTCCACCCATTGGGTCGATATCATCGTCTTCAGCCATTTCGTCGTCCATCTCTATCTCATAAACAATTTCGTCCATTTCTTCGTCGTCCATGTCTTCATCATCCATGTCATCCATGTCTTCTTCAAGGTGAGAATCTCCGTCGAATAGTTTGTTAACAATCATGTCTATATCTGATTCAGAACCCATGTCAGAATCCATGTCAGAACTCATGTCAGAATCCATGTCTAATTCCATGTCTTCTTCATCAAGCTCGTCATCCATAGACTCTTCCATTTCTTCAGATTCGCCTAATTTAACTAAGTATTCAGCATCTTGATTGTTATCAGTGATGTGAATATCTTCACCGTCTTTTTTAACGATGATACCATCTTCTTCGCCCATAGCCTTAAAAATTTTAAGGATTTCGTCGTCAGATGCTCCTGTTAAATCGATTGGTTCTTCAGAATCAAAGTCGTCAGATGCATCAAGATCCATTTCGATCTCGTCTTCATCTTCATTATCAACATCCATATCCATGTCTTCTTCATCAGAATCCATGTCCATTTCAGCATCTAAGTCTAACTCAACCTCATCTTCTTCTTGTTCAGATAGAGATTCCTTTACTAATTGACTGATTTCTTCCTTCATAGTAGAAGCAAGTATTCCTTTTGCATTTTGGGCAATAGCTTCTTCAACATTTTTCATTTGAATAAGTGCCTCTTCAACAATTGATTTATTTTCTTGCATAGAAAAATTTGTATTTTATCCTAATAAATAGTATCTAAATGGAAAAAAATTAAATATGTAATGTATTGATAGATTTTTGAAACGAGGATATAACCGAAGAAGGATGATTATTCAATATCCAAGTTAAAACATTACTTGATGATGAGTCAAATATCATATAATTAGTTGTTGTAGAATCATCCACTAAAGTTACCGTATAACAAATACCATTGGTATCATTAACAACTAAAGTTTGTAGTACCTCAGTGATGAAATAACGAGGTTCTGATAAAGTTTCAGCTAAATTGATTGCATCTTGAAATGTTGATGATTGTAACACTTTTCCCGCCCCTGAGTATGATAAAAGTAAATTCATATTATTATTTACTCTATAAATATATCCAAGCAAAAAAAAAGTGGTCTGAGACCACTTTATTCTTTTTAATCAATTACTTCATCAATTTTACTTTCAGATACTGAAGTTATTCTCCATTCATGTGAGAACCCTTCATACTTCTTAGTTACTTTTGCCTCCACATCGGTAACTGAAAAACCTTTAACAAGTTTTTCTTCTCTAATCTTTTTAATTTTACCAGAATTTTCATCAGGTAAATCATAAGTAATTTTTGCTACAAAATATTTTTCGTCCATAATGTTTTATTTGCTCAAATAATCGGATAATTTTTTCATTAAATCAATAGACTTACCTGTATCTCCTTGAACAGAACCTGACATTATTTTTTCTTCATCTAAATTTTCTTCGTATTTCAATCTGTCTTCAGGATTAGGGAACAGATATGCCCCTGGTGTTGAAGGGGACGATACTAAATCAAAACAAATTAATTCGAAATCATCCTGTACTTCGTTTCTTTCTCCCACCTTTTTCAATGATCCCACTCCTCTTGATGATACTCCCATAGTAACTCCTTGTCTCATCAAGTTAGCCGCGATATCTCCTTTAGTTGATACGATACCACTCTCATGGAATCCTGGCGATGTCAATAATTTTAACTTACCCATTAAGATATTTCCTTCCCACCAAATATCAGTAATAATGTGAGCGACTCTATCAAGGTCAATCAAAGAAGATTCTGGGTGATTCAACTCTGAAGTTGACAAACCTTTGGATATAGTTTTTTTATATCTATCCGCTTCTCTTTTCAATATTCTTTCAGGATAAAATCTTCCGTTCCTGTTAGGTGTGTTATACTTCTGTAAAACAGCGTAGAACTCAAAAGGTTTCTTATGGTCTAACATGTTACTCTCTTTTAACACAGATTCATTAAGAACATCGGTAGGAGAAACATATCCCGCGTCCATTTCGATCAAAATTCCTTTTCCTGATTCATTAGGACCAAGTATACGTAATTCTTTCATTTAAACTTTTTCTATAAATATACTTGCGGCTCTGATTTGTCGATATTTCCGTTCTTTGTTAATGTAAAATCAA